AGGATCTAACGACATCTATGGATTAGAGATTGAATTACAAGCTAATAACGGTAGTCCTGATAAAGTTAAAGGAATTGTAATTGACCAAAAAACAAATAGTTCTGCTTCAGGTACTATTAGTGGTGATATAAAAGGAATAGAGATTGGTCTTGGAGCATCAGCAACAGGGTATACAGTAAATGGAGATATTAGAGCTATTGACATTAAAGAAATAGACAAGGGTTCTACTGTCTCAGGAAGTAGATATGGTATATACCAGCAGGGTGTTGACGATGTAAACTATCTCGCAGGTAATGTAGGTATAGGAACAACACCAGTAGCTAGTAAAACATTAGCAGTTGAAGGAAATTCTATAATTAGTGGTCAGCTTGATTTAAATGGTAGTGGCGATTCTAAACTTAAACTTATAAACTACTTAGACCCTACTACTGGTGAAAAGAACAGTAACTATATTACTTGGTATAAGTCAGATAATACTACAAGAAGAGGCTACTTAGGATTTACTGATGAGAATACTTTTAGAATAAACGTACAAGAGTCGCCTGATATTTCGCAAATTATATTGGATGCTGATGAGATTATTTTAAATTCAACAGACGAAACACAATCTGGAACAATTAAATCTGGTGTTTGGGAAGCCACTCCAATTGCAGATGCATATATAGCAGAAGATTATGCTAAAGTAGGTACTTATACTGATGGTTATGTTCCTCGATGGAATTCTACTGCTAATACATTAGAGAGTGGTTCTATTACAGACATTAGTAATCAAATAGGTATAGGAACAGCTACACCAGATAGCATTTTAGATATTGAAGGTGGAAATGGTCAATTAGAAGTTAGATTAGATAATGAATACACTAGCAATATTAATCAAGTATTATTAACCAGCACAGATGGAAATTATGCTAACATTTTTTCTGTTGGTTCGGATACGGCAAATGCTGAATTTCAATTTGGTATTATAGGATCAACAGCAACAGCATTAAATCAAGTAGGTTCTGTTGATGATAGCTTTATACTCGCAACATCATCTGTTGATGATATGAATTTTATAAATACTGAAGGTACTGGAACTACAGATAATATTGGTTTTTATGTTGGAAAAGCAGTTGCAGATACATTAGCATCAACTACACCAGATTTAATTATATTAGGTAGTAGTGCAAATAAAGGTAATGTAGGTGTTGGAACAGCTACACCAACAGAAAAATTAGAGGTTACAGGTAATGTTAAAGTAAATGGTCAAGCATATTCTGATATACAGTCAGCTTCAACTCCAACAACTGCTCAAACAATTGACTGGGATGATGGTAATGTAGCTATTATAGACTTAGGGAGCGCAACAGGTAATGTTGCTTTAACTTTAAGTAATCCAAAAGCAGGTGCATCTTACTTTATTAAGATTATTCAAGGTGCTAGTTTAGACGGTATTATATTCCCAACTAGTGTTAAGTTTGCAGGTGAAACTGCTCCATATACACTTCCTGTTACTGCTACAAATAATGCTATTGATGCAGTTGCATTAACTTGTATATCTGACAGTGGAACGGTAGAGTATTTAGCTAACTGCTCAAAAAATTACGGATAGAATGTTTGGATTTCAGCAACAAGTAATGATGGATAGTGGTCCTGTAATACAGAACTTAACGGTAGATATTTTTACGTCTGGAACCGAATACTCTGACAGTGGATCTTCACCAAAAAAGCCATCTATTGGTAACCAATATTGGAGATACTCTGCAACTCATATGTTAGTAAGGGCAAGTGAGATTAATGCTGATGTATCAGGAGCAAAAATAATAACAGGTGTCCAAGCAAGAATATGTTCTTCACTTGGATTAACACAAGATCCAGATTATTCTGCAAAGAACATAGGTATTTTTTTAGCACATACTGATGAAACTCTTATGAATGGTAGTGTAAAAACAGATATGAGTCAGTCTTCTGTTATATTTGATTATTCAGATAGAATAAGAGTAAAGAATAAAGGCAACTTGTCTTTGTTGGATGCAGGGTATAGAACTATAGATTTTGATACTGACTTTATTTATGATGGTACTTCTAACTTAGTTTTTTCATTTTATAATGAAGGAAGCACTACTTATCAATCAGGAAGAAGAACTGCAACTGTTTATGGTAATGTTGGTTCACTTAGAACTGCAACATATGGCTCTGATTCTTCATCTAATCCTTCTAGTAACGCATATAATATGTCATTAATGGACTCAGGGGATGATTATTATACAATAGATTTAAAAATAAATTATTAATATGGACTTACAGCCTTTAATAGATAGCATTGTAAATACAGGAGCTGAATTTGTAGAAGAGGATTTTAGCCCTTATTCTCAAACTATAGTTTTTAAAACTACAGATTATAATAATTTTCAGCAGTGTCAGCTTTTAGCAGATCAATTTAAAGAAGATAATAGTTTAGTATATGATGGTTTGTCATATTCAATTTCTATTTCTAAAATTGGGTATATATTATAAATGAGTGATATAAGAAAAATATCTGTTGGTCCTGACTACAAGTCTGGAGCTATGCACTACATAGTGGGGCAAGAGGTTCTTAATAGGTCTTATGTTATACATTTAATTAAGTATGAATCTAAGAGTCAATCAATTATAATATACATTCAAAAAGATGACGAGGTAATGAGATGGAAAGAATTTAACCAGTCTATACCAATGTCTATTGAATACAATATTAATTTTTAACGTACAAAATATTTATAAGGATGGAGGGGAATTCAGATTTATTGAATGAGCTAGAATTAATTGCTAAAAAATTAGAAGCAGATAATTTGTCTTTTGAAGATAAGCTTAACCTAAAAGATAGGGAGCATAATATTAAAATGAAATTAAACGGAGTCAAACCAATGGATTCAAGTTATGATTGTTTTGGTTGTGGCTCATAAATTAAATTTATGAAATCACCATTTGCATTTATAGTAAAGCCTAACGATAGGAGAAGATACAATAATACAAAAGAGATTGGAGGTATTGAATTTGTAATCAGTGCTTCAACAGAAGATCATAAATACTCAAACAGAGAGGCTGAAGTAATTGAGCTTCCAGTAGAATATAAGGGACCAATAAAAGTAGGAGACACACTTATGGTCCACCACAATGTTTTTAAGTATTATAATGATATGAAAGGAAAGCAAAGAAGTGGTAAGAGTTATTTTAAGGATGATTTATTTTTTGTAGAAGAAGATCAGTACTATGCGTATAAGCATAAAGATAAATGGAATGCAGTGGGTAGGTATTGTTTTGTAAAGCCTGTTTCTCCAGAAGATAGTTATATTTATAAGCCACTTACTGAAGAGCCATTAGTTGGTGAGATAAAGTATCCAAACGAATACTTAAAGAGCGAGGGGATTAAACCAGGAGATAAGGTTTGTTTTAAGCCTGACAGTGAGTATGAGTTTAGGATTGATGACGAGAAGTTGTATAGAATGTATGATCATCAGATAACTGTAGTAATATAATGAAGTCTAGTAGAGAAATAAAACAAAAGATTATTGATGCTGGTCATCAAGCTGTAGAGCAACTTATAAAGGTGGCTAGAGAAGATATTATAAAGTATGAATCTGAAGATGAAATTGCAGCAGACAGATTAAAAAATGCAGCAGCTACAAAGAAGTTAGCTATATTTGATGCATTCGAAATATTAAGTAGAATAGAAACAGAACAAGAAGCTATCAATTCGATAGATAAAGGATTAGATAAAACAAGCACAAAACAAGGGTTTGCAGAAAGAAGATCAAAATAACTTATACAGTAAGCTAGAGGACGTAATACCTAAAAGCGTTCTTACATCCAAGAACAAAGCAAAGACTTGGAAGTATGGTTATGACCCTAAGTACGACATAGTAATAATATCTAAGACAGGAGAAATAGGTGACATCGTAGTCATACAAAACTTAAGGATAGCACTTCCAAAAGTTTCCAAAGATATATATAAGAGAAGCTCAAGTAAATCTAACCAGTATTGGGAGAGAGAGGAGCTACCTAAAGAGTTAGGAAAGATTCAGTCTATATTCCAATGGAACGAAAGGTCGTCAGAGTTTAAGAACAGATGGGTAGACTACATAGAAGAAGAGTTTGATAGACGAGACTATGGAATGTGGTTTATGTCAAACGGAGTTCCAACTTATATCACAGGTTCACACTATATGTATCTGCAGTGGACTTCTATTGACGTAGGTTATCCTGACTTTAGAGAAGCTAACAGATTATTGTTTATACACTGGGAGGCTTGCAAGGCAGACAAGAGAAGCTTTGGTCAAGACTATCTAAAGATTAGACGTTCTGGATTTTCATTTATGAGTTCATCTGAGTGTGTTAATACAGGAACGCTTGCAAAAGATGCAAGGGTTGGTATACTGTCTAAGACAGGTGCTGATGCTAAAAAGATGTTTACAGATAAGGTAGTGCCTATAAACAATAGGCTACCGTTCTTCTTTAAACCTATAATGGATGGTATGGATAAACCTAAGACTGAATTAGCGTTTAGGATTCCTGCTTCAAAGATTACAAAAAAGAATATGTTTGATAGCTCAGACGATGATCTGATTGGTTTAGATACAACAATTGACTGGAAGAATACAGATGACAACTCCTATGATGGAGAGAAGTTATTGTTATTAGTTCACGATGAGAGTGGTAAGTGGATTAAACCAAATAATATATTAAACAACTGGCGAGTAACAAAGACTTGTTTGAGGTTAGGTAGTAAAGTTATTGGTAAGTGTATGATGGGTTCAACATCTAACGCACTTGAGAAAGGGGGAGACAACTTTAAGAAGTTATACTACGACTCTGATGTTAGTAAGAGAAATGCCAACGGACAGACAAGATCAGGTCTATATTCTTTATTCGTTCCAATGGAATGGAATATGGAAGGGTTCATAGACATATATGGTATGCCTGTGTTTAGAACACCTAAAGATCCAATATTAGGAATTGATGGTGAGTATATATATCAGGGTGCTATAGACTATTGGGAGGCAGAGGTAGAGTCATTAAAGAATGATCCAGATGCACTTAATGAATTTTATAGGCAGTTCCCAAGAACAGAGTCTCACGCATTTAGAGATGAGAGCAAGCAGTCTATATTTAACTTAACTAAGATATATCAGCAGATAGATTATAATGATTCTTTAATAATAGAGCATCACCTAACTAGAGGTAACCTAACCTGGAAAGATGGAATTAAAGACACAAAAGTTATTTTTAGTCCTGACAAGAGGGGTAGGTTCTACGTATCGTGGACTCCAGAGAAAGGATTACAAAATAGGGTTACAGAAAAAAACGGTATAAAATATCCAGGCAATGAACACATTGGAGCATTTGGTTGTGACAGCTATGACATCTCAGGAGTTGTTGGAGGTGGGGGGTCCAATGGAGCCTTACACGGTAAGACAATGTTTAATATGGACAATGCACCGAGTAATCAGTTTTTCTTGGAGTATGTCGCAAGACCTCAGACGGCTGAAATCTTTTTTGAAGACGTTCTTAAAGCTTGTGTGTTTTACGGTATGCCTATTCTTATTGAGAATAATAAGCCAAGACTGCTATACCACTTTAAGAATAGAGGATACAGAGGATTCTGTATGAACAGACCTGACAAACAGTATACAAAGCTTTCTAAGACAGAAAGAGAGCTTGGAGGTATACCTAACTCTAGTGAGGACGTAAAACAAGCACACGCATCAGCTATTGAGTCTTATATTGAGAATCACGTTGGGATGCAAGAGGATATGGAGATGAAGGATATGGTGTTTACAAGAACATTAGAGGATTGGGCAAAGTTTGATATTTCAAATAGAACGAAGTATGATGCCTCTATTAGTTCAGGTTTAGCTATAATGGCAACCCAAAAACACCTGTACACACCTGAAAAAAAAGTGTCAAAAATAAAGATTAACTTTGCTAAGTACGATAATAAGGGAAATACAAGTCAAATAATTAGATGAAAAAGGTAGACATTAACATATCATCTGCAGGGTTTCCAAGCCAATTTGTTTCAGACAGTGAAAAAGCAACAGTCGAATTTGGGTTGCAAATTGGTCAGGCAATTCAGTATGAATGGTTCAGGAAAGACGGAAACAGTTGTAGGTATTATTCACAGTGGAGAGATTTTCATAGACTGCGATTATACGCTAGAGGTGAACAGCCTATTGGAAAGTACAAAAACGAAATAGCTGTTGATGGTGATTTATCTTATTTAAATCTTGACTGGACTCCTGTACCAATCCTTCCTAAGTTTGTAGACATTGTAGTAAATGGAATGCAAGACAGGATGTTTGAACCAAAGGCTTATGCTCAAGATGCGATTTCCCAATCCAAAAGAAGTGAGTACCAACAGATGATAGAAGGGCAGATGCTTGCAAAGCCAATGCTTAATATCATACAAGAAAAGACAGGAGTAAATCCTTTTACTGTTAATCCAGACGAACTACCTGAGTCAGACGAAGAGATGAAGCTGTATATGCAGTTGAACTACAAGCCTGCAATAGAGATAGCAGAAGAAGAGGCTATCAATACTATATTTGAGAGTAATCACTATAACGATATAAGAAAACAAATAGACTACGATCAAACTGTAATAGGTATATCTGTAGCAAAGCACGAGTTCCAAGAAGGAGACGGAGTTAAGATATCGTATGTAGATCCTGCTAATGTAGTATATAGCTACACGGAAGATCCACACTTTAAAGATTGTTTTTACTGGGGAGAGATTAAGACAGTTCCAATTACTGAGTTAGTAAAAATTGATACCTCTCTTACTAATGATGACTTAGAAGAGATATCTCAATACTCTCAGAGTTGGTATGACTATTACAATGTTGCACAGTTTTATCAGAATGATATATTCTATAAAGACACTGCAACCTTAATGTACTTTAATTATAAGACTACTAAAAAGGTAGTATATAAAAGAAAGATAAAAGATAATGGTAATGTTAGTATGATCAGAAAAGATGATACTTTCAATCCACCATCAGATATGATGGAAGAAAACAGCTTTGAGAAAGTTGAAAAGACTATTGACGTTTGGTATAATGGGGTAATGGTTATGGGAACCAATATTATACTTAAGTGGGAGTTGATGGAGAATATGGTTAGACCACAGTCTGCTACTCAACACGCACTACCAAACTACGTAGCTGTAGCTCCAAGAATGTATAA